GAGCAATTGCTTGATATGAGCCGTGCTGGTCTTGAAGGAACGCAAGCATTCAACGACTTGCAACTTGCTGCTGGCCGTTTGCAAGATGAAATTTCCGATACAGGTGCAAGGATTAAGGGATTAGCATCCGATACGAGAAACATTGATGCTTTTATTGGTGCGATTCAGGGAATAACCGCAGGCTTTCAAATCGCACAGGGAGCGGCGGCGTTGTTTGGCGATGAGAATGAGGAGCTGCAAAAAACTTTGGTCAAGGTGCAAGGAGCGATGGCTCTCGCAAACGGTGTGCAACAGGTGGCCAACCTCTTGCAGAAGGAATCGGCGCTCATGTTGGGATTAAATCAAGCGGCAATTAATGCCAACACGATTGCACAAAAAGCGTACACGATAGCGGTGGGAACCAGCACAGGAGCATTGAAAGCATTTCGATTGGCGTTGGCTGCCACTGGTATTGGAGCAGTCGTAGCCGTTGTTGCTACGCTAACGATTGCTTTGTCAAAGCTTAAAACCGAGCAAGACCGAGCGGCTGAATCGGCAAAGAAGCAAGCCAAAGCCGAGGATGAATTGACCCGCAGTTTGGCTCGCACAGAGAAACAAGTTGAACTTAATGTTTTGCGAGCAAAGAACGCAGGAAAGACCGAAGCAGAGGTTGCTAAAATTGAAGCCGATGGCTACAACAAACGTGCCGAAGCGAACAACAAGTTCATCGCAAAAACCACCGCATTGCTTGAGCAAAGCACTCGCAGAAAAATTGCGGAAGAAGTAAGGGCAGCCAACCCCATTGAAGGCGAAACGGCGAGAGAGAGGTATTTGGCAAGAGAGCAACAGGCAAGGGCTTTGTCCTTGGCATTGACCGAGAAATCGGTTGCCGACCGCATTAAGGTTGAACTTGCAGGAAATAAAGAACTGAATGACAAACTGACGCAAGCGGAATTTGATGCATTGTTGAATCGTGAGAAAGCGTTGGCGGCAGTCAAGCCAACAAAAACGGAAGCAAAGGAATCGCCTGAAGTCATCCGCATTCGCCGTGAAATTGAGTTCATGCAAGCCAAGGGTGCGGATGAAGCCAAGTTGCACGTCAAGAGGTTGGAACAAATTGACGCAGAAATTAAAGCAGCAAAGAATGCTGGTGACAAAGCAGAACTTCATCACAAGCGTAAGGTTGAGATTGAAAGCGAGAACAATCGTCTTTTGGATGAACGGCAAAAGCTGGAAGCAGAAGGTTTTGAGAAAACGGTTGCGGGATTGCAGTACAACATCCAGCTAATGCAAGCACAAGGCGCAACGGAAGCGAAACTTTTTGAGGCGACTATTCAAGCGATTGGCATGGAACGTGAGGCGGTTAAAAACCTGACAGACGAGAAAACCAAAGCCCTGAAACTTGATGAACTTGCAAAAGTAGAGGCGATTGCCGTGGCAACCGAGCAGACAAGATTGCTTGAATTGCAGAAAGACGTTGCAAGCCAAATCGCCGAACTCAAGCAATCTGCGGCGAAAGAAGAAGCGAATCGTGCTATTGAAGCAAAGAAATTGACCGAAGATGCGATAAGTGCAGAAACATTTGTATTTAACCAGCGCAAGGCATTACTGGAAGCCGAGCGCATTCAGCGACTTGAAGCGTTGCAGTTGCAGTATGGCGATTCAGTGAATTTCAAGCAACTGGAACAGGCTTTGAACGATGAGTACAGACAAAAGGAATTGACGGCAGAGCAGGAGTATCAGGCGAAGAAGCAGGAACTAAAAATGCAAGAACGAGATACCACGCTAAAATTCGCTAACGAAGCGTTCACAGGTGTCCTTGGGTTTATTGCGGCAACACAAGGAGAAAGCGAGGCAGACGCTCGCAGGGCGTTTAATTTGAACAAAGCGGCAGGCATTGCAGATGCAACGGTCAACACCTTCCTCGGCGCTTCACAGGCTTTGCGTGACCCAAAACTTCCGACATTGGCCAAAGCGTTTGCGGTTGCTGGCATTATCACATCGGGGCTTGCCCAAGTCCGCAAGATTGCGGCAACGCAGTTCAAAGCATCGGGTGGTGGCGGAGGTGGCACAGAGCCAAGCGGCAACATCGTGCCAAGCGGCGGAAGTGAAACGCCTGCACCTCCTGTGTTCAGCAATCCAAACGTCACCGACCTTTCGGGATTTGGTGGAGGCCAAGCCCAAGGAAGCCAACCCATGCGTGCCTATGTGGTAGAGCGTGACATTCAGCAGACCACCAGCAGGGTGCGGAGGTTGTCCGAATTTGCAACATTGGGCTAACTGCTACATCTCCCCGCATGGAACTTCCTATTTACCGAATGACGGTTGATGAGGTGGACGAAGGCGTGCAATTTGTGGCCCTCGTTGATATGCCTGCTATCGAAAAGCCATTCCAAGCCTTTGCCAAGACCCCGCAACGCTTTGCCGAAACTGGAGAACGCCGTGTGCTGACTGGGCCGCTGATGCTTGCCGACACGCCCATCTTCCGCAAAGATGACACCTATGGCGAGTATTACGTGGTGTTCGACAAGGCGACCATCCGCAAGATTGTCCAAAAGTATTTCAAGCAAGGCAACCAGCACAACGTCAACGCCTACCACAACGCCGAACTTGATGGCGTGTTCATGTTTGAATCCTACATCACCGATGCAGAACGTGGCGTAATGCCGCCCAAGGGATACGAGGACACTCCTGACGGGTCTTGGTTCGGATCCTTCAAAGTCGAGAACGACGAGGTATGGGAGAACCGCCACGCATTCAAGGGTTTCTCAGTGGAGGGGCTATTCGGGATGAAGAATACAGGAACTGAACTTGAGGTCGCACTCGCTGGCCTTGCAGATGACTTGACCGCTTTTTTGCAACATATCAACCCAACCTACAAATCCCTTTAATCTATGAATCTAAAATCAGCCATTGAAACTTTGCGGACTGAACTCCGCAAGTTCACAACCCAAAAGCAAGCCTTTGCCGACTACAAGTTGGCCGATGGTACTGTCATCCGAGTAGATGGCGACCTCGTTGCTGGCACTCCTGTGTACGTCCTGACCGAGGATGAAACCTTGCCCGCTCCTGATGGCGAACACACCGTCGAAGGCGTTGGCGTAGTCAAAACCGAAGGCGGCAAAATCACCGAAGTGGTTGTCGCAGAAGCCCCAGCACCTGCTGAGGAAGTCGCCGTTGCTGCTGAAATCACCCCCGAAGTAGCAGGCGAAGTGGTCAGCGAAATCGCCGAAGGTTACCCATTGGTTGACCCTGCGGTTGTTGAAGAAATCGTCAAGAAGCACTTGGTCAGCATCATGGAGGAACTCAAAGCCGCCTACACCGAACTCGGAAGCATGAAGGAGAAGATGGCCGCCTTTGCATCGCAGATGGAAACCATGACCGACATCGTGGAGAAGGTCGCTGAACTTCCAACCGAAACCCCAAAGCCTACCGCCTCCGCAATCGTGGAGCAACGCAAGGCCGCATCCATGCAGAACTTCAACGCACTCGCCCAAGCAATTCAGACACTCAAAAAATCCAATTAATCCTTAACCCCCAAAAACAAAGCCATGGCTTATTCATTCGTTGCCCCGCTGACTACTTATACCGAGCAGCAGCGCCTCCCCCTCATCACCAAAGCGGTCTTCGCCGCTCGTACCGCCTCCCTCTTCACAAAGCAGGTGGGTATCAAATCGGCTGCTGCGTTGAACCTCATGGACACCGATGCTGCATTCCAATCAGGAACTTCCTGCGGTTGGAATACGGCAGGTGCTGCATCAGGTGCGACCTCTTTCACCCAGCGCATCATCACCGTTGCGCCCTTGAAAATTCAAGAAGAACTCTGCCCTCGTTCCCTTGAGCAATACTGGATGCAGTCGCAGTTGACCCAAGGCTCAACCTACGATGGCGTTCCTTTTGAGCAAGCCTTTGCCGAGCAGAAAGCCCTTCGCATCGCCGAGGCTTTGGAGAACGCAATCTGGTCAGGTTCTACCTTGGTCACAGGTTTGTTGACCATCCTCAACGCTGCATCGGGTTCAACCGTATCAGGCA